GCTAGTTGCCCAAATGAACGTAAAACTTAAGGCTGCAAAATGCCTAGTTAGGACACAAGATAAGGAGTCAGGTAATGGATTATATTCTTAACGGGCAGGGACACGGTGATATTGCCGACATCCTGCTCCAAAACGATTTTAATGTAGGGGCGTTGCGGCCTTATGTTGCAAAGAATGGCCGCAGCTACATCGCGGTGAATGGCAAGTCCATTGTGGCTAATTCCCCGGCCACTCTCTTGAAGGACGAGTGGATTCAGCTTGATACCGCTGTTATTAAGGCTGCAACCGCTCGTCTGAAGTTTGTTGCAGATGTTCGCGCACGTGGCCTTGTGTACAACATTCCTAATGGAATGGGTAAGACTGTTCTGCAAAGCCAGAACATGGGTGACATCAATAGTGCGGTAATCTCCATGGATGGCTTGAAGCGTGGGGAGAATGATCGCCCACACTATGACATTGAGAACCTGCCCTTGCCAATTATTCACAAGGATTGGTTCTTCAGTGTTCGTGAGTTGCAGACCAGCCGTAATGGTGGTAGCCCGTTGGATACCTCAATGGCTGAGTTGGCCGGGCGTAAGGTTGCAGAGAGTATTGAGCAGTTGGGTCTTGGACAGCTTTCGACCTATAGTTATGGTGGGGGCATTATTTATGGCCTTAGCAATACCCCGCATGCCCTTTCCAAGACACTTACTGCCCCGACGGCTGGTGGGTGGACTGGCAAAACGCTTGTGACTGAGATCTTGGAGATGCGAAAACAGTCTCAGGATGCTTTCCACTACGGCCCGTGGATGCTGTACGTTTCTCCTGACTGGGACCAGTACCTTGATCAGGATTATAGTGATTCGAAGGGTGACAATACATTGCGTGATCGTATCATGAAGATCACTGGTGTATCTGGTGTTACTACCCTTGATTACTTGACTGATTATGATGTTGCCATGGTTCAGATGACTTCTGACGTTATCCGCATGGTAATTGGAATGGATATTGTTAATATCCAGTGGGATACTCATGGTGGCCTTCAGAAGAACTTTAAGACCATGGCTATTATTATCCCACAGTTCCGCGCTGATCAGAATGGTAATTCTGGTATCGTGTATGGAACCGTGTAAAAACTAGGTATGAAAGTTATGTGGCAAGGTGATGTGGAGTGCCTACCTCACCTTGCCACATTCTCGGTTTTAGCACAGTTAAGGTGATTTGGATTTCAAGGAGACCTAAGTATGTTGTTTAGAATAAAGCCTGGGGCAGCATCTCATGTAGAAGGCCATGGCAAAGACATGGTTACCTACAAAGCTGGTGATATATTTGAGTGTGTTAAGGAACTGGACAAGAAGTTCCCTAACAAGTTTGAGCGACTGGTTGATATTCAGCCAGTCGTTCCTATGCCAGTTAAAACTTCTGTACCTACACAAACTGTTGTTGATGTGCCGCAGGTTGTTATGGAAAAACCAGTTGTGCAACGTGGCAGGAAAAAGGGGCAAGGGAATGTTACAGACCAATTTCCACTTGCTGAAGGTAAGGATGTTAAGGTTATTCTGAAGAATGGTGAATATGTTGCCATTGATGCAGATAACCCTTCATTGGTTCTTGACACGTTTGAGACTGTAGAACTGTTGAAGGCTTGGTTGGTGGATTACTAGCCATGCAGTGGAAGCCAGAAGAATGGTGGGATGGCTTAGACATCTTTATTATAGGTGGTGGGCCATCCCTTCGTTGTTTTGATTGGCAAAGATTACTTGGGCAAAAAGCTATTGGTTGTAATGATGCTTTTCGTCTAGGGCCGGATGTGTGTAGTGCTTGTGTATTTGGTGATTTGCGGTGGTTTAATGTTCATCGTAAATCACTGGAAAAGTTCCCAAACCCCACATTTACAAACCAGCCGTCATTGCATGTGGGAAGGGGGCACCCTTGGCTTTACACAATGCCCCGCAAGCCTTGGGGGCTGCACCGGGACGCCCTTGGGTGGGGGGGCAATACGGGTTGCATGGCTATAAATTTAGCCCTACTGTTGGGGGCTAGCCGGGTGTTTTTGCTTGGGTTTGATATGAAGACGGATGGTGGAAAGACAAACTGGCATGATGCAAACATCAGTAAAACCATAACTGATGCATCATACCATAGGTTTGAGAAAGGCTTTGTTGAGATAGTAAAAGATTTGCCAGTAGTATTTCCCGGAAGGCAGATTTTTAATTGTGGCACTGATAGTAGGTTAAGGGCTTTCCCAAAAATGAGCTTGGAGGAGGCATTATGCGTTTCCTCTTGTGCTTGTTAGTTGCGGGTTGTGCAGTTCCGCTTGTGCAAATTGGCAGCACAACACAACCAGCATTTATGTTTGAGTTGGAGGATATATTAAGATTGGCACCTGGGTCTGTACAAGTGCCAATAACAATGGAATCTGGGGCCGTACAAGTGCCAGTTGCAAAAGGCGCAATATCCACCCCACCAATTCCAGAGTCAACGAGTTTTCCACTTGGGATTGCTTTATTGATTGTTGGCTTTGCTGTGGCTGGTGGTATTGTGTATCAGATGTATCGGCGGCAAAAAAGAAATGGCAAGAACAACGTCAATTGCTGTTAGTGCAATTATTGAAGCTGATGTGAACATCAGTCTTGATCCGTTCATTGAGGCGGCAAATTCGCTAGTCACTGATATTTGTAGTGATTCTAGTTATACTGCTGCTAAGTTGGAGTTGATAGAGCGTTGGCTTGCGGCTCATTTCTATGCAGTGCGTGATCCAAGGTCCGCTGAGGAGGCTGCTGGGTCTGTTAGACAACGGTTTCAATACAAAGTTGACTTGAATTTGGCTGTGACTACATATGGCCAGCAAGCAATGATTTTGGATACGGATGGCAATTTGGCAGCACTCAACAAACAAATTACTGACGGGCGTGGAAATATGACCTTTGGGGTTTCTTGGTTGGGTACAGATGAATGGGGTGTTGGTGGTGAGGACGATCGGTGAGCATTATAACACGAATGCTAAAGCAAGACGCCTTATATTGGGGGCCACCGGCAGACGATGGTGATGGTGGGATGGAATGGCCTAACCCAGTTGAGATTAAATGCCGTTGGGAAAATGTGGAAGGTGCTGCACGAGACACAATGAGTAATGAGGTTGTTAATGACTCAACAGTTTATGTGGATCGCGATGTTGAGGTTAATGGCTACTTATGCTTTGATATGAGTTTGTCTGCTGTAACTGGAATTGCACCCGACCAGCTTGATACTGGGAGAAGGATCAAAGGGTTCAAAAAAACACCAAACCTCAAGGCAACTGAGAACTTGAGGGAGGTGACTGTTTAATGCCCGACGATCTTTTTAGTGGGCAAGAAGCAGAGGATATTTTTCAGCGTACCTATGGTCGGCCAATACGACCGGGGGAACGTGGGCCAAAGCCGGGGGCACCACTAGCCCAGCAAGTGCCGGGGGCAGCAAATGCTAGCTCACCCGCACGGGCGAGAATGAGTGGGCGGTATAGTGGTAAGATACGTGGGTTGAGAGAGGTTGAGGCTAATTTACGGAAGTTAGCCAAAAGAATGAAAATGAATGTGCGGCCTGCAATGGTAGAGGTGGTAACATTGATACAAAGGGAGTCAATGGAACGTACCCCCATTAGGACTGGTTTTTTGCGGGCTAGCCATAGATCTAGGGTAATTGGAAGAGGAGTGAAAACGGTCGGCACAATTTTTGTAACTGCGTCTTATGCTTTGTTTGTTCATGAGGCGTCTCCTGCTACAAGGTTTAGAAGTCCTTGGCCACGGGGTAGGAAGTTTTTGGAACGTGCAGTTACAGATAATTTGGCTCAGTTGATTGGTATTATTAGGAATTGGCTTACGGTTAGACCATGAGTGTTATTTGGTATCCAGTATCGCGAATCATTCGTGCCTACCTTGTAGCGCAAGGGGTGGGTGTAAATTATAGTGATTCCGCGGATTGGCCAATTGCAACAGCGGCTTGCCCAGATAGCCCTAATGATGTAATTACTATTTATGATGAGGCAGCAGTTAAACGGGGACGAACAATTGAGGGAGTGCAGGATGACCCCGTAGTGTTAATTGAGGTTCGCAGCAAGCGGCCAGAGCCGGGGCAATACAAAGCAAAGGAAATTCAGGAAGCAATGGACTCCTTATCCTTTTGGCAATGGGCTGGGGACTCAGCAGAGTATAGCCAGACTATAGTCTTTGCCAACGCACGTAGGGCCAGAGGGATTTTTCCACTAGGGCGTGACGAGAAGGAAAATTGGAAACTTAATCTTGAGTATGCCCTGGTGGTCCAGAGCATTACCTAAAAGAGAGGTGACCTGTGATTGCTGGTACTCTTAAAGATGGATTTGGTATTGAAGTTTCGTTTGGCATTGGTGAGAGCACTACTAACCATGCCAATGTGACCCTATATATTGATCCAGATAGCATTACTCCACCTGGAATTGATGGTGGGGATGCCATTGATACTACTACTCACACCAACTCTGCACTCAGAACAAAGCATGCTAGGTCTTTGCAGGACATTACTGATGGGGCTTGTACAGTGGTATACGACCCTGATGCATGGACTAGTATTGTTGCATTGGTGAATGATAATGTATTGATTACATTTACGTTCCCAACTGGTGACACCCTTGCTTTCTTTGGGTATCTCAAAAGCTTCATTCCAAATGAATATGTTGAGGGTGAGCAAGCTACTGCTGAGTGTGTGCTTGTTGTAACAAACAGGGATCATAGTGACGACACAGAAACCTTGCCTGAGTATACCTTGGGATCATAAAGGCTTCTACTGCCCATGTTTGTTTTGTTGGATTGAGAATTGCATAGGAGATATAGGTAATGAAAGCCGCAACACTTAAAGACGGATTTGGGATAACTGTAACGCTGACGGGGCATGACTTTTCGTTGTTGTTGGACCCTTCCAGTATTACTCCACCTGGAATTGATGGTGGGGATGCCATTGATACTACTACCCATTCTAATTCTGCTGTAAGGACTAAGCATCCACGATCTCTTAAAGAGATTACGGATGCGGCAATGACTGTTGTGTATGACCCCGATGCATGGGATGATATTGTGTCTGCCGTAAATGATAATGTGGCAATTACCTTTGCATTTCCTGGCGCTGCATTTGGGTCTGTAGTGGTGTATGGGTATCTCAAAAGCTTCATTCCAAATGAATATGTTGAGGGTGAGCAAGCTACTGCTGAGTGTGTGCTTGTTATCACTAACGAGAATGGTTCTGGTGTTGAAACTGCCCCAGTGCATACAACTGCACCATAACAATTGATGGGCAACCTGGGGAGAAAGGCTGGGCGGGCTAGCGATTGGGGCAGCTACCCGCCCAGAACCCCCTTGTGTGGTTAATGGTAGCATACTAACTTTTAAGGAGACCAAGAAATGTCAGAAAGTATTCCTTCTTATACAACTGCTTTGCAGAAGAAGCTAGTTCAAATTGATGGCGAGGATTGGGAAATCCGTGAAATGACTGCTGATGGCCGCGATGGTTACTTGCGAGCAGTTAGTAAGACCATGGAAGTGAAAATGGTTAGCACTGGCCAGAAGGACGAGCGCAACCGTGAGGTTATGCGAAAGGAGATTAAAATCCTTAGCATGTCTGGGGCACAACGGGAGCTTTTGTGTGCTACCATGGTTCGCATTGATCAGGATGGTAAGAGTATTGCCCTTACCCCCAGACAGTTTGGTGGTTGGGGATCCAAGATGATTGAAGATTTGGTCAAGCACGCATCTGATCTTAATGGACTAGAAATGCCAGAGGATCAGTTGAGTAAGGAAGCCGAAAAAAACTAAGTGATGGGGATGGATTGTTTTGGTGTCACCTTGCAAAGACATTAGGGACACCAATTTATGAACTAAGGCAAACCATTCCCTTAAGTGAGATTCGACTTTGGAATGCTTACTTCAAAAGTGAAACTGATAGGCATGAAAAGATAGAGTGGTATTTAGCTCAAATAGCCATGGTTGTAGATCAGGCAATGTCCTCTAAGAAGGGCAAACGCCGACAACTAAAGGACTATTTAATCAAGTTTCGGAAGCCCGGCCCGGTGGTTCAGGATAATACTATGGCACAAAAATGGGCTATGACCTGGATCAAGAATTTGGCGGGTGTACCTAAATTGGCAAAAAAGCCCAAACGAGGTAGAAAATGATTCCGATGTCGTTGGGGGCTTTAGCAGTTTCAATTTATGTCGACCACACTGGTATTGATACAGGTACACGTACAGCTATAGGTAAGCTGGAGCAGTTTGGTAGAACACTTCAACAGCGTGGCCTTAGCCAATTCTTTATTGGTGTAACTATTGCAATACCTTTAGCAAGGGCAATTCAGGAGACTGCCACATTTGACAAACAAATGCGGTATATCTCTACAGTTACCAAAGATGCCCAGAAGTACATGGGGGGCTTTACTGAAAGCATTAAGGACATGTCACTTGAATTTGGTGAGTCAACTACTACCCTCACTAAAGGCTTGTATGATATTTTGTCCTCACAAATTGATGCTGCGCATGCTACTGATGTGTTGAGGGTGGCGGTAAAGGCGGCTGTGGGTGGTATGACGGATACCTCCGTTGCGGCGGATGCTACTGTTGCTGTGCTTAACTCCTATAGGCTATCAGCATCTAAGGCTGAGGCTGTTTCGGATTGGTTGTTTAAGATTGTGGAACTTGGCACCATTACATATGAGGAGCTTGCTAGTAGGATTGGTTATGTGGCCCCTACTGCTTATGCGGCTGGGGTATCTTTGGAAGATTTAGGGGCAGCAATTGCAACTGTCACCCACGTTGGGCTTCCAGCCTCAACAAGCATTATTGCGATTGCAAATATACTTCAGAAGTTCTTAAAGCCATCAAGAGAAGCGGCTGCATTAGCAAGGCAGCTTGGTTTTGAGATGAATACAGCTACTCTTAAAGCCTGGGGAATGCGGGGGGTGTTTGAGAAGTTAGCTGGGCTAGATCCGGAGATAATTGCAAAGCTCTTTCCTAACATTCGTGGACTTAGAGGTGCTATACCAGCAATTCAGGCTATTAAGGAGTATGGGGTATGGATGGACGAGATAGCTGATAGCACTGGTGCGGCTGATCGCGCTTTTAAGAGGTTGACTGAGAACAATCCGTTGTGGCTACTTTTGAGTAGGTTGGGGCAGTCAGTGATTGCAATCTCTAGGGCAATAGGGAATGCCTTGGCACCGGAGTTGCTTTCATTGTCTAGTTATTTCCTGAATGCTACTCGGGGTATTATTGAATTTGTAAACAACAATCGTTGGATTGTTGTTGTGCTTGCAGCAGTTTCAGCAGCAATGATGACTTCTGGTATTTCTTTAATTACCTTGGGGCTTACCCTACGTGTGGTAAGTTTATCATTGCGTTCTGTGGGTCGTATGTTTGCGGTTGTTGCTGTTATTGGGAGGTTGTTTGGACGCGCAATGGGGGTAGTTAGTGGTAGTATACATATTGTAAGTGGCAGTTTTCACTTACTTAGCGTTGCGCTGGTAGCACCACTAATTGCACTGGGGGCGTTTGTGGGGGGCTTGTATGCACTAGGGCGTGCTTTTAGGCTGTGGGCTATTTTGCCCGGTGGTACGTTCATGGAGAAGCTTGATAGTTTGGGCAAGCTTATCAAAGCAATAATGCTACCAGCTATTGAAAAGCTTCAAGTTGCTTTTTGGAACTTGTTGACGTGGTTGGCCCCAGTGTGGCAAGGTATTAAGGGTGTTGTTAGTGCTGCAATGAATGCAATGTTGGAGATGGTAGAGCTGGGACTCTCCCAGATTGTAGGATTGTTTGGATCCGCTGGAAATACTATCAGCACTATTTGGGGTGATTTGTTCCAGTGGGTGAATGACGTTATTTTGACAATATTTCCTCACGGCAGAGATAGCCTTGTTGAGGATTTGAAGTACCTTGAGCTTTCTTTCAAGCATTGGTCAACTTCTGGCCAACTTGCAGTGGTTTCGTGGGCTGCTGCATTTGTGGGTGCATTTGAGGAGGTAAAGTATGCTATTACCTCTTTTATTCCTAAACTAAATTTCTTACTAAAGCTCTATCAAGCATCTCAGAACTTTGAAGGAAGACCAATTGCTAGAATAAAGGCCATACAAGAAGCAATGTCAGCTTTAGTAGCTGTTCCTGAACGTATTCCAGGAGAACTTGAGACTGGGTTAAAGTTGCGCATGGCAGAGCTGGAGAAGGAGCTTGGGGGCAAGTTTGCAGCAGATTTACTAGCTCCAGATCATGGGGAAGGCCCTAAAATTCCTTGGTTGGACAACTTGGTGGAGATGGCTAAGGTTGGTTTTGAAAAGTGGCAACCAAGTGATATTGATTCTGACAATACTTCTATGGGTCTTGAGAGGCCTAGCCTTGCCAAAATGGCAGAGCGGGGTAGTGCTGAGGCATACTCAATAATCACTCAGCAAGACCCAATTGCAGAGACAGCCAAGAATACTGAAAACATGGTCAAGGAACAGAAGATTACTAATAGGGTGCTGGAGCGTTTTAACGAGCAGAAATGGTGGTATAATGATATCAGTACCATTCTTGATTTGAATTTGGACACCTAAAGGGGTTGGCCTGATGTCATACTCATTAGCATATAGTGGTTTTGAGCTTACAAATGCTAAAACCAATTTAGGGCGGCTAGAGCAGCACTTTCGTCTTACATTTATAGTGAAGTCTACCTCCAAGGTTACTATGGCTGAGGTTGCTGGCTATCTTTGGAGTACCTTGCCATGGAGTTTAGTTAGTTGGGGGTACTCTACTGCAATTTTAAGTACATATAATTGTCGCCCACAGGATGAGGGTGGAAGAACTATTTGGGTTGGTAGTGCCGACTATACGCAGTCAGATTACTCTTCACAACAAACTACAGTTGATTTTAGTCATAATAGATATGAAGAGTTGATGGTTAAGGCGCGGGATGAGAATGGAAACTTAGTAGCTGTATTAAACTCAGCTGGGGAGGCATTTGAAAGTCCTATTCCTGAAGTTATTCAACGACAGGTAATTAGAATTAGTAAGTGTTACCCATTGACAACATCACCGGCTTGGTTTAATCAGTTTCGTAATAGTGTAAACTTGAACAATATCATGGTTGCTGATATTGCCATTCCTCGCAGGGCTGGTAGGGTGTTAGAATGTGTGCCAGTAATTCAAGTAATTTCTCAGGTAGAGTACTCGTGGCGGTTCAATGTAGAGTTGGAGATTAAAAACTCTAACGAACCCACACCAACTTGGGACAGAGAAGTTTTGGATGCTGGTTATAGCTACTTAGAAGAAACCACCGTTGATGGTGTTCCAACTTCGTCTGATTTGCTTTACAAGGCAGCAGTTCCATATCGTAGAGTTCGCCCAAGAGTATATGACGAAGAGACTGGTGCGTCTGAGCCCCCAGACAAACCAATCTTGCTAGATGGCAATGGTGGTAGGTTAGCTGACATTACACCGGGAAACGAGAGATACCTAACCTTTCGTACCCTTACAGAAATGCCTTGGGAGTCATTGGGTTTACCAAGGACAATGTGGGAGGCGTTGTTCGTTGGCTGATAAAGGTGTACTATTGCGGCGACAGGATGCTTTGGCTATTGCGGCGGCGGTGCGTCGTGTGCAGGGTACACCTGTAGGTACAGTGCACTCAGGGCCATCTCATTCTACTCGTGGACGGGCCGCTGATTTATTTGTTCATATTGTTAACAACACGGGATCAAAACTTAATACCTTCTCAGTGGTGCGGATTGGACGTAGTATTACAAAGCATGATAAGGGGGCTAGTACTACATATCCTTTGTTGAATTATGCTTGGGAAGCTACAGCACCAGATAGTGCTTTGAGTGGGGTATATGGGGTAGTTCAAGCACCTGTACCTGATGGTGGTACAGGGCAGGTTTTAATGAGTGGGGTGACTAAGGTACAGTTAGATGATGAGGATGAGGGGGAGTTTGCATCACCTGTATCTGGTGATACAACAAAAATGAAAACTGGGGGGGCTGGCTTCCCAGTTTTGGGTGTAAATCAATCTGGGTCAACTAGCACTTGGGGCTATATTTTACTTGAAAAGAACGAGACAAAGGTCTACAAGTGCATCGCAGATCCGGTGGATGATGAAGTCGATGTCAAGGCGGTCGAAGTTGACGGCACTACTGTTGTGGGCGATGCGATTACCGTCTCCGTACTGGGCGGTATGGACGTGGTGAGCGGTGATCTGGTCATCCTGGTGCACACGGCAGACGGTAAGCGGGCAGCGTACAAGGGCGGCGGAGCGACAGTCGCTCACGCCATCTACGACGGAACATGGACCGCCGGCCGACACACCGGCCATCTGTGGACT